AGAGGAAGATATTGCACTTTCCATACTTACAACTTCTGCAAATGTAGGATCATTATCTGTATAATTAACTGTGTTTAATCCTGTAGTATTATCAATACCAGTAGGATTACCACTTGATCCTGAACCTGCTAATGATCCAGTGTCAACTAATTTTGATATTCCAGCAGCTAAATCATTTCTGATTAGTCTTTCAATATCTAAACTAGATTGTTGCATCATTAAGTTTGTAACTTCAGTAAATACAGAAGCTGTTTTAGGAGACATTGTAATTGATCCTAAAGTTAGTTCTGATTCTGACGCAGCGCCACCTTCAGCAGATATAAAAGCAGCAGTTGCTATACCTGTTTGCTTAGGAATTTTAACATTATCTGTTAATCCTTCAAGTACAGTTGCTCCAGCTTGCAAAACGGCTGATGAAGCTCTTAAAGCATCAATAAAACGTTCTGGTAAAAATGCTTGTCCAACACCGCCTGCATCGTCTGATGTGTTAACATCACGAACAGACCAATTTGACATAACTTCTGAAGGAAGTGTTAATCCTTCTGAGTTTCTACCATATTTAATTTTTGCTGCCTCACTTGCATCAAATTCAAAAGCTGCTTCCTCGCGTAACTTTCTGCTTGATGGGTTTGACATAGCTCTAACTGCTCTCATAATACTAAATTGTTTAGTTTCTTTAGCAGTTAAACCAATATCAGGTGATTCAATAGGTTCAGAACGTATTGAATCTAAAAGATTAGATCTAAAATCGTTTACTGAAACGCCATCTTTAATAGCTTTTCTAGCTAATTCAGTTTTGCCGTGCTGTGAGCCTAATTCTAATATTTCGTCAATTTCTTTAGAAACACTAGATTTTGCTTCAGCGTAAACTTTAGAACGAATCTCTTCATTTTCTAATTTATTGTCGTCTGACATTTTGTTTACCTCTTTTTGAGTTTTGTTATTATTTTCAGCATTTCTTGCAACTCCTACGCCTGATGATTGATCAGCAGGTATAGAAACAATAGATGCTTCCATTGGTGACCAAGAAACTCTATATGCATCTTTTGTTTCTGGATCTTTTCTCATTTTATTTACTTGATACCCAACACTTACATTTTGACGAATGCCGTCTTGTATATCTGTAAAAATTTCTCTTGCCAAGTTAGATTTACCAAATCTAACATGTGCTAAGGTTCGCCTAGTGTTTCTGTCAAGAGAAAACTTTTCTATCACACCTATTTGTCTTTCAGGATTGTGATCTAGCAATAATGGAGCTCTTCCACTTGCCATAAATTCCATATCTATATCATCTTTTTCATGCGATAATATTTCTTTTCCAAAATTTCTTTCTACAGGAGTTTCAGAAGTAAGCGCTATTCTTACAGTTCTAGAATCTTCATCAATTAAATCTTTGTTTAATTGTCTAGAAATATAGTAAGTTACATTTGCAGATCTTATAGGATCTATTTTTCTTAGTGTAGAAAACTTATGTACAACTCTTTGTTCTTGCGGTTCTCCACTTCTATAAAGTTGTATTAAAGCTGCAGGATCATCTTCTGTACCTGTAATTGAAACTGTAGAGCCAGGTATTTTTATTTTGCCATCTCTTTCAATTTTTTCAATTTTACCTCTAGCTCTTCCACCAGAACTATCCCAAGAAACAAAATCACCTACTTTAAAATGGTCCGATCTTTTTTCTTCTTCTTCTTCTTCTTCTTCTTCAAGATGACCATCTTTTTCTTCATCTAAATGACCATCTTTTTCTTCATCTAAATGACCATCTTTTTCTTCATCTGTATGCGCACTTTTTTCATCATCATGATAAGATTTTTCTTTATCCTTATCTTTTCTTTCCTCATTATCATGATCGCCTGGTCTTTCTTCTTCTAAATGTTCTTCAGATGTTTCTTCAGATAATTTAGCAAAAGTAACTAGTACTTCTTCATCAGTTTCTTGTATGTTTTTTATGTGTCTTATTTCGTCCATAGCGCTATTATAATTTATATTTGTGTTTTTTAGAATATCATGAGCTTTTTCTTGTTTTTTCTTTTCAGATTCAACAATTCGCTTACTCCACCTAAACCCTGCATCACCACCCCAAAGTGCCCAAGCAATTCTTCCATTTGATGGAAAACCGTCTTCACCTGGTCTAAAACCTTGAGCTTTTTTATCAACTTCATGTCTAGCAAAAAAGCTATACATTCTTTTAACAGTTCTTAAAGGTAATTCTTTATTATTAACAATGTCTCTTGCTCTAGCAATACCAATTCTTGTACCACCTCGACCATGTTCCTTACGCCAATCCAATCCTTTTTTAGCTTCTGTTTTCATACCAGAAGTAGGTTTAAAACTAGCCATCTTCTTGTTCTTCGTTTCCTGTAATTACAGGATCAACAGGAAATTTAGTTCCATAAGGTTGTGTCGCATATTCAACATTATAATTTTTACTTAATTCGTTTTCTTTATCTAATTCCTCATACAATTCTTCTACATCTCGACCATATTTCTTTTGTATATCTTGTAAAGTTACTAAACCATTTTGTAAAAGATTAATACTTGCATTTGCTTCTTTTAATGGATCAACCCATTCATAACTTCTAGGTATAAATCTTACAGCTTGTGCAAATTTATCAAATTTTGAAAAAGGTAAATTAACTTTTTTTGTTGTCATTGCCATATTTAACCATTTTCTAAATACTGGCTCAATAAAATGTTCAACTAAAAATTTTTGCATTATTCTGTAATTATCTCTATCAGCGATAGTACCTTGTCTTATAGACGAATAATTAACACCTTCTAAATTATTAGCTAATTCTACATAACTTACGTTTAGTCCTGAAGCAATTTCTCTTAGCACTGATTTTTGAAAATCTCCAAAGGCAGTTGCTGGATGATTAGGATCAAAAGTTTCTACAGATGTTCCATTAGGTAATTGTTCAAAACTACCGGCTTCTGCATTCATAACTGGATTATAGGTATTTTCAAAATCTTCTCCAACGTAGTCTTCATCACCTGAACCAACAAAAAATCCCATTTTTGATGCTCCTACTCTTGCTGCAACAAGTTCAGCTTCTAAATATCCGTTAAGCATTTTAATAGATGTCATAACTGGTGCTGTAAATGGTACACCTCTTGTTTGTTCAGGTCTATTTTGTATATAAGCATGAATCATTTCTTTTGCTGGCACAACAATATATTTTTTCTTTGGATCTTGAAAATATATTTGATTTTCATTAGGATGTTTTGTCCATAAATGATAATTTATAGGCTTGTTAAATTCATTTACCTCAACACCCATCCTTATAGATGTTTTATTTGTGTTTTTTTTATTTAATTGTTCGTCTAAATGATCTGCCTCTAAAAATTGCATTGAATAGCCATAATCATTATCTTTATCATTTATATGTCTAACTAAAACCTCTCCATCTCTAGCTAAAGTTTCGACAAATAGTTTTTGTGCATCTAAAAATGATAATTTACCATCAGATGTACAGCTACCTAATCTTGACCATTTTCGAAACTCTTCTTCAATTATATTATTTCCAATATTATCTAAAGAACCATCATCATTTCTTGCTTTCATAGAAACACGTATACCATGCTCTCCAACGACATTTGTAACTAACATTTTTAAATATCTTGCAACATATCCATCATTTCTTGCTAATTCTCTTGATCTATTTCTAAGAGTAACAAGAGCAGAATATATTTCTGTATCTGCTGAAGCCCCAGAAGTAACAAAATCAGCAAACAACCTACCAGTTTGTGCACCTGCGTAACTTCTCTTTAAACCCTTTTTATATTTTTTAGGTTTATTTGTAAATCTATCGTACCAAGCCATTAAAATTTAACCTTTATTGTTGATCCTGAAGCTCTTCCTCTTTCAATTCTTGCTCTTTTTTCTTCAGCAAGTACTAAACTTTTATAATGTGACCTCCAATCTCTTATTTCTTGCGCACTCATTCTTGATAATGATCTACCTGCAATAGTCATAGACATTTGATCTATGTTAGCTTTATTTTGTATTGTATCTTCTAGTGCTTGTAAAACTATCCTTGAATGAGATCTGTAATCTCCAGAATCTGTTGCTTTATCTTTTTTAAC